AAAGCCGGTATGGATAAAGGTACCGCCATGTTTAAAGATAACAATATCTCCAACTTTTGGATTGGCATTCTTTACAAATAAGACGCCTAAGGTTGGGCAGTATACATACGGCCAGTGTTTTAAGAGTTTCTTTGCATTATCCAGACCAAAAGCTTTCATGAAACACCAGGAGATAAACGCTGCGCACCAGGGCTGCCCCTGATAGGATGGTTTTATATCTCTCCAATATTTTGTATAGTTTGCTGATCCGGCATTTCCAGTCTTGCTGTCAAGCTGGCTGTTATTTTTCTTTTCTAGGTACCCGATCTCTGCTTCTGCAATTCCCAGAACTACGTTGATAGCTTCACTCTTTGTCATGACTGTGTTTTCCTTTGCTATATCTTTTGCTTCGTTATAATCTTTGTAAAATACATTTCTATCTACAAGTTCGCTGATGCCTGGTATCTTCGCTTTGCTGGAATACTGCCAGCCCACACCGAAGTCCGGCCGGAGTCGTTCCTGTAAGGTGCCGTTATCTGATGCCGGATAACGTGCAATCCAGAAATCATATTTTTTCAGATGGCTACAGATTACATTCAGGTACCAGTCCACATTGCAATAAATACCAAATTTATATCCCGCTGCCGTGATAATCTTTTCGAATGCTTCTGCCAATTTATGGATCTGTTCAGCTCCGAGGCTTCTCTGATTATTCCATTCCAGATCCAGCCAGACCGGATACTGCAGTTTTCGCCCGTTCAAAACTTCCACGACCTTCTTGGCTTCGCTCTGTATCTCTGCAACTGTCATAGCATAGGAATACTTATATGCCCCAACCGGGATATTGTATTTCCGGCATTCAGAGAAGTTCTGCTCAAAGTAGCTATCTATCACGTTTCCCGCTTCTGTAATCCGCAGGATTGCGAACCCCATGCCGTAATCAGCAACTGTTTTCCAGTCAATTTTCCCTTGCCAGGCAGATACATCAATTCCTCTTATTTCCATGTCCGTCTCCTTTCATAGAGCGAAAAGGGATGGTTTCTCATCCCTTATTCGTCTTTATTTGCCTGTTTTACAATCTGGTTCACGTATGTAGAAAGACCGGCAATCAGGATTCCCTGTGTAATCGCTGTAAAAATTGCCATTGCAATATCCTGTCCGGTACCGCAGGTGCAGGTGGCAAACACATAGATCGCGCAGATTGCAATGCTGATTCCGCCAAGGATAAGCGGGATGTATTTATCCTTTACTGCCTGTGCCTGTTTGAGTGCCATTCCTACGAAATATAAGGCAATAGCTACTACGATGAGTTCCGGTTTTACATAGTTTGTGATCTGTTCCATAATCATTCTCCTTTTCTTTCCAGGTCTTCTATTCTATGATTCGCAACCTTAATCTGTTCCTCATGTACACTCATTTTTTCTTCCAGAGCATAAGTTCTTTTGATAAGGTTATTGTGTTCATTTACTCTTTTAGTCAACTCTTCAAGCTTATATTCCATGAGAGTACGTGTTTTCTCCTGCTGTGCGCTATTGCTGATTACACATACAACCAGTGTTACCGCTGCACTGATGCAGGCTGAAATGATTGTTTCCATTTCTTTTTCCTTTCTGGCAATTGCGCCGGCGCAATTTTAGATAAAATAAAAGAAGCCTCTCGGCTCCGCTCTGATTCTTCTCATATTTTTCTTCCCTAGCAAAAAAGAGAGCATTTCTGCTCTCTTAGTTTTAAAGTTTTAAGAATTACCTTGAATGTATATGTTCATTTATATCTTTCACTAGTTCTTCAACAATATGGTTTTTAACTTTTTCTGCGCTCTCCCCTGATATTGACTCCGCAATTTTTAGTGCTATTGATACATTTTGTGATAAAACTAATTTATTGTGATAATCACCCATGCTTGATACTGTTTTATTGTATAGATAAAAAAATACAGATGCAATAAACTCCGTTATTACTCCTGACGCCGTTGTAACATATGCTGGCGTAGTTTTTCCAAAAAACATAGCTCCGATACCTATTGCAATAATAATCGCCCCCATAATAGATACTGATACCGTAACTATAAATCCCTTTTGTGCCTGTTGTCTAGTCTGCAAATAATATTCATCTAAATATTTATAACTAATTTTAATTAAATTTTTATAAATGTCATTATCTACATCTTCCTTTGCATCTTCAATACCAAACTTAATAAGTTTCAAATTATATATATTTATCCGATGATCACAATAGCAGTGCATTACCAATACTGAAATTATACCAATAATTAGTGCAACAATCAGCGAGACAATAATCGTTTCTATCGACATTTGTTTTTTATTTCCATACAGATCTTCGCCAAATCCAAATATGAAGTATAATATAATTAGTGTACAAACAAATGCTAATATAAAAAACAATAAATTTATAGATTTATTGTTTTTTTGCCTATTTAAAGTAGAAATCAAAGCTCGCAGTTCTTTTTCATTTTCCATCATTTTACACTCTCCTTATTTTATCTATTATACAATAAATAAGGAATTTTTTCTATGTGTAATTCATAATATATTTTTATTATAGCCCCTTTAGTTAATTAGTTTCCGCTTTCGGTTCTTCTTCCTTATTAATGTCCATCAGCTCATTGTACTGTTCCTCTGTAATCCTGCCCGTTGCGAAGAAAATATCAATCTTATTTTTTAAATCGTCTGTCAGACCGTTTCTTTCTTTAAGTTTTAATAATGTTCTATATAACATAATCATACCTCCAATTCTGTTAATGCCACCGTATATTCGCTGTTTACATAGGCTTCTGCTGATTGTAAGTCCACATCATAGATGTAATCTCGGTTGTCGTTTAACTGTTGCTTCACATAGTTCCAACCATTAGTCATGCTAATCGGATAGTTGAATACTGTATATCCGTCAAGCTGTTCTGAATTGACGCTGATGTTTGTAGTCGGATAATATGTGGATAGTGATTTTAGAGATTTGATTTGTTCAAGCGATAATTCTTCTTCAGTTTGTGAAACTAATACATAAATTACATATGTATCTTGAACTAATTTAATTGCTGTTTGCCTATCCGTAAATCTATCATCAACAAAAATAATGCTTTTATTGCTAGGAATGTACGCATATCCGCTTTTATCAGTCCACGTCGAACTTTTATACCGGTTCGATATAGGACGATGCTTTTTACTTGCATCATCAACATTGAATGCTAAATAACCATTTCCGTTTGAGTGGAGACCATGTGATGCATTTACATCTTTAACATCTTTCAAGTTTAATCGCTTTACTTTTCGATACAGTTTTCCTTTCTCAACATCCACATAATCACTAACATACTGTTGTTCACCGATTGTGACGTTGCCACCTGAATTTACAGGGATTGCGTTGAGGGTAATATTGTTAAGCGTAACAGATTGAACCTTTAATCCATCTTCATTTATTACTTTAACAGTCGGATTCACCACGCTCTTAATCTCAACTGGATTTTCGGGTGAGGGTGTTCCATCCTGTGAGAGTTTTCCATATATCATCATATCTTGAATCTTTCCATTATCAGAATCAGTAATATGAGTTTCACCCTGATTCGATGCATAGAACTTTGTAATTTTGCTTAATAAGTCTTCCTTCAGTGAAGCAACATCCTTTTTATTCTGTTCGATCTGCTTTGATGCATCCTCTACACTTTTTGCAGATTGGGCCGCATTGTCAGCAGAAGTCTTTGCACCTTCAGCTGATGTGGCAGCATTTTCCGTATTACTGGCAACAGTCTGAGTGTTTTGTGCTACTTCCTGAGCATTATTCAAAACCGTTTGGGTGGCTTCTTCTACAGTCGCTCTATCATCCGCAACAGTTTTAGCATCATTCCCCACTTTGGTTATAATTTTTTCTCCCTCAGTTTTTACGATGTTGACCGATGCATCCTGCTGATTGGTGATTGTATCTATTGCCTGTTGTTTTGTAGTATTAATCTCTTCTTTCGACTGTTCAACCGCTTCGAACACTCTACTGTCAAAGCCGGCAATCTTTTCCTCAACATGATTATCAAAAGCTGTTACTGTATTGTTGATGTTTTGTTCAGACTGAGCAGCTGCCTGTTTTGATGCTTCTGCATCACTTGCGGATTGTTTTGCCTTTTCAGCGGCTTCGACTGCTGTATTCATGTTAGATGTCGCAGTCTCCTGTTTCTGCGCTACATCTAACTGCATTTCTTCTACGGATGCCTTTGCAGCTTCTACCGCTGTCCTGTCTGCTGCAACCTGTGTTGCAGAATCTGCAAAATTAGCCAACACCTGGCCAAATTTTTCACGGGTTCCTGTGTAACCTTGCGCCACTGCATCAGCATAGGCAGTCACACATCCTAAATCTGTTTCTATCATGACATCATAACCCCCAATCTCCCTTTATCATTTATCTTAAAATCCAAACTCTGTACAATATTTTCTGTACGGGATAAATATAGATGTCCATCTTCCCGTATTTCCATACGACAGAAACCATTTTGTGTGGCAACCTGTTTTGCCTGATCTGCATAATACTTTGCATTGTCTTTATCCCGTTCTGGATAAAGCTTATGCCCATGTGCCCAGGATTCCGACTCAGTTGCTCTGGTATCTGCCATATGTGCAGCTTCTTTTGCCTGTTTTGTATACTCTTCGGCTGCTGTCAATGTATAATGAAACAGGTCTACATCCTCCGGAGATTCAAACTCTTCCGGAATCGGACGCTTATTCACTGACATTATGACTGTGTTTACAGTCTCTCCTTCTTCTGGCGTGGAAAGATAAATATATACATTTATTGCACGCCTCTGTTTAAGCGCCTCATTCGGGATATCCACGCAAGATACCCCGTCTTTGGTATATCCCGTAGTAACTTTTGCTTCTTCCAATCCTTTCCAGAAGAAATGGACCTCAAAAACGTTGGGTAGATTTAAACCATTAATCTGAAGCTTTTGACCGTAATCATACTGCCACAGTTCATCATCTATTGAAATTTCCTCATCCTTTTTCGTAAAATTCGCAATCAGCATTATTTAACCACCCCTTTCAACATTTCCTCTAATTTGTTCAGTCTTTCGTTCAATGTGTTCACTGTATTTTCCAATGTATTAATTCTTTCATTCTGATCCTGAATAACTTTCATCATTGCCGGAATCATGGTTCTGTAATTCCAGTCTTCTATCTGCCCATCCTCATTAAATATTACTCCTTCAGGATATTGTTTATACACGTCTTCCGCATAGAATCCCGGCACTGGTTTGTCTTCAAATGAGTCTCCTTCTCTCAAATAACCTTTTTTATATTGAAACCATACCACTGGAACTTTAAGGAGTTTATCCGCTTCAGAGCTATCCATATTTCGAACATGGTTTTTGTATCTTTTTGAAGAAGATGACAACTTATATACGATATTACTCGCGATGCAAAGAGTTTGATATCCCGATGAGACAGTAGTCAAGTTGATTAGTTTAAATTCGCCTGAACCGTCTGTGAATTGTCCAGATGATCTTTGAGTGTGCACCTGCATGCCATATTTGACGCTCAGAGACTTTTTATCAGATGCTTCCGCAAGAGTTACATTGCCTAATTTGATAGTACCGCCTTTTATTTGCAATCCTACACTAGTGTTCATGTTAAAATAATTGCTCGTGTCTTTATATACGCTAAATCCGTTTATTCCTATGTATACGCCTTGCGTAGTTGACGTCATGGAATTGCGGCCGCTGGTATGTATACTGCTAGACCCGACCACAAATCCGCCTATTTTTGCAACAATCGCATCAAGTGTATTCACGTCGATAAGATCGGCCGTTATGGTTTTAGACTTTATGTATTCGCCATTAATGTACAATTTCCCGTCTGAGCCATAGGCTATAAGTTGACGATCGCCATTGTCAGTCAGAGCGTTAAAAACAGCTTCTCTTGTCACTTCTGCATCCGCAAGTACAGATACGCTCAACATCCCGAGGATGACTCCGGAAGAATTTCCGACAGTACATCTGATGGCAGTGGTTCTGTTAGTTATCCTATCCCATGTGGAGAATTTCATATCTATTCCCATGCCAGTTCCAGAAATAGCGTTCCATGTGCTTCCGTCTTCTGTATACTCAAACGTCCATCTACCGGAAATGTTTTGTTTTCTCTCCTCTGCTCCTGTCTGCGAATACAAATGAAACACCAGCGGAGAAGGCGAATAATCATATCCGCCAGAGCTGTTTGAACATCTTTTGATCGTTGTTGTTTCACATTCAAGGTAATAAACAGTGGCATCTTTTCCGTTCGTACCGTTCCCGCCAGCATACTGTTTTGCAATATTAAAGCGCTTGGTTATTGTTATTCCATTATAAGTCGTTGAAAAATCAACCCATCCAATGTCTTCGGATAAGCTCTTTACGGAATAAGTGTGTGTACCTGAAGACCACGTGCCTGTTATGTTTTCTGTCGAGTACGATATAGCCGCTTCTGATGTAACATCCGATTCCCCATAAAAAACCTGTACTTTTACCTCGCATCTTGGAAAACTTGAATAGTTTCCATCCGCATTTACCGGGATTGCCTGATACTCACTTGATAACTGTATAACCAGCGGAATTGCTTTCTTTATTTTTTCATCAATAGCATCTCCAGCAATATCTTCTACATCCTTACCACCTATAGTAAGAGTTTTGGCGGCAATCATGACATTGCCATCATTATCAATATAAAATGTTGTTTTATTTTCCTTATCAGTGACACTCATGCCTTTTCCATTAATAAACTTACCGGCCAAAACACCAGATAAGATATAACTCGCATTTATATACAGTTCACCGTCCTGAATATAAATACCTTTATTTTTCCCATTGTCGGTCAGTTTATTGAATATTTCAGGCTGCCCCAGACTATTATCATAATTATCAATAGCGTCCTGCACATCGTTACTGTCTACATATCCTGGAAAAATCCAGTCTGTTGAAACAAATGTTCCGCTTTTGCGTGCAGTCTTACAGATTTTGACCTTTCCTTTCCCGTCTTCCATGGACGTTACCCACATGTCACCTTCGTCATATGGTGGGATGGGGGTATTGATAAAGACTCTTCTTTTACCGTCTGCTGTATCCTTAGCAGTAGCTGCATCTTCCAGGGCTTTCTGTATCTCCGAATCCTGAAAATCTTCCCAGGTATAATTTTCTCCGTCTTTAATAAAACGAAAAAGTTTCTTTGTGTCGGTATTATAAAAAAGGTCGTTTACATGCTTGTCTTTTGTTTCTATATCTGTCCATTCTTTTGCCGGAAGTTTTGTCAGATCTGGATCATACGCCCCAAAATATTGAGTATTAATGTCTTTTGCAATATCATCAACTACTGTAGCGACATATTTTTTTGCAGAATCCTGTGCGATTTCTTTAACATCTTTTCCGGTGATTTTAAGTGTTGTCGCATTAATATAGACCTGCCCGGTATCAATATCCGCCCGGAAAAGAGTATCTCCATTTGTGTCTTTTACAACAAGAGCTCCCGTGTTGATCCAGTCCGCATTAATTCCGATGCTGTTCAAAATTTTCGTAATCATGGTGCCATCTACGAGAAGACCCGCATTCCATGTATTACCGCCATCTGTGCTTACTGCCCATCCTTTTCCATTAAGTTCAAATACAACTTTTGATTCCTCCAGCGTCGGATGGTCACACATATAATATATTTTGCTTCCATCCTCCAGTGTTTTTATAACCGGATAAAGACCCACCTGTTCTTTCATGGCTTTTGTCAGCTGCTCCATGGCTTTTTCCCATTCGGTTTTTTTTGACAAGCCATTTCTAAACTGTTTATACAGTTTCGTTGCTTCACTGTATCGCGTAGAAGATAATCTTTCAGGAGATTCTGCACTACTGGTAATTGTCTGTGTACCACCACCATTGTACTGAACTCCAGTAATAATGGTCCGATACATATTATTCTTTCTGTCTATTACAAGTCCTATATCACCAACCTCTGTGGATGGATCACTTTGGCAAATCACATTTAAAGGTCTGAACTGAAGCCCTGTAAGTTTTTTCCCGACAGATTCTGCTATTTTGCTTCCATTCCCGCTCTGGATCAGTTTATTTCCTGTAATCTCCAGAACATATCCGTCTGCTCCGTACTGATAAATCGTTTCCGTCTTTCCGGAAGATTCTGTTTCACTTTCTTCGGTAACACGGACTCCTGTTACCACCACATCATCTGTTTCAACTGAACTTCCACTTTTCATAGTATCAATTTTGACTATTCTGTTATTATCCTGCATATCTGATACCGACAATCCGAGCAGTGATGTATCGTACCATTTCAAAGTCAGCTGTCCATCATTATTGATTCTTGCGTATTTGCAGGCAATCTGTGCGACCCATTGGATTATCTGTCTGAATGTCAACGCTGAATCGTCAGGTCTGCTCTCCACCGTCAGATCTGAATTATCAAAGGTTGCTGTATCCGCAGCCAGTGAGACATCGCAACAAGTACATGCATCCTGTAAGATTTCTCTCAGCGTAACTGGATATGCCAGTTTGCTTTTGGTATATGGCTGGTCAAAAGACAGCATTTTGTCAAAGGCTGATACTGTCACGGTATCACCTGTATCTTTTCCAGGTTCTGCGTAAAATGTCCCCTTATCCAACCACTCCACTGTTCCATTCACTTCCAGACCAACTTTTGCACTTAGCTCAGCTCCGGAAAAATTCTTTTTTGTTAATTCTCCGTCTGTATTGTTGATCTTAACAGTAATCTGTTTTGCAATAGCTGAACCAATATCAAAGCTGCTGTTATTTGATGTCTCATCTGTAATTCCAAACTGCAAGAGTTCTGTATCTGCTGCTGTCTTTATACTGCCATCCGTAAAAGTAATTCTTACCTGATTATGAATTACTCTGTTTTCTTTGATTGTATTTTTATATGCATTTGATGTATTGATCATTTTGTTACCTCTGCACTATGTCAACCGATGCGCTTTTGTAATAAAATATTCCATCACTCAGCCATCCAATCTGTTCTTTTGACAATGTTCCCCTGTATGACTGTATCGTAATATCGATTCCGTCATCACGGAACGAAAATGGGAAATACCCCGGAACCAATGTACTTTTTATAACTGCCATCTGTGCTTCCGTAAGTATTCCCCATTTAATTGATACTGTTTTCTTTTCTGCTACAGGATCACCTACCATATATCCTGCTAATGTTCTGCCTGTGTCAAAAGTCCATATTATCTCGTCATTTACTGTAATGCTTGTTGGAGCAGGGAGCGTTACACTCCCTGACCATAAAATTTTTCTTGCCATCAGCCTACTCCTACTGTGTTGTATCTGATATCAATAATTTCCTGTGCTGTCTTGCTTGCTTTTGCGATCTGTGTACTGTCAAGATAAAATCCCATTTCTGACAGGGCTGCAACAATACGCATAACCGCATTATTGATGATTCTTTCGAACTCATCCCTGGTAATCCCATTTCCGGATGCGGCTCTGGCTGCTTCAATCGCCATCTCGCGCAATTTATTCTCCGGTGAGACTATTTCGCCCTGATGAAGGTTATCACCAATCATTGCCAGCTGTGGAGTGTTCTTCTTCACAAATCCACCTTCTGCAAGAGGAGGTATGGTCGGCACTCTGGGAAGAGACAGACCATAATGTCCATAATGCCGGGTACCTGTAAAAGGATTCTTGAAATCATAACTGAATGAAAATGCGTTCTCTATTGCCGATAAACCAGAGTTAAGTTTTTCCATCAGGCTGTTGATAATGTCAATAACTACATTCAGCGGTGTCTTAGCCAGAGTTATTAATCCATCAAATATTCCACCAAATATGTTTTTGATACCTTCCCATGCCTGTGTCCAGTTTCCTGTAAAAACACCCGTAACAAAATCAATGATTCCGTTAAATATCTGTTTTATATCCGACCAGATCCGGCTTACAGATTTCCCAAATGTGTTCAGTATTGTTTTTAGCGTTTTAAAACTTCCCGCCCAGGATCCTTCAAAGACTCCTTTTATAAAGTCAATAAATGGCTGAAAAATATGTTCTTTCACATATTTAAAGATTGATTCAGCAATAGTCTTGAATCCCTCTATAATTTCTTCAATTCCCTGCCAGCATTTATCAAAATCTCCAGTAAAAGCACCCGTGCAAAAATCAATGAATCCTCCCAGAATATCCGTGATTCCCTTGATCACATCACCTGCAACAGCCAGCAGATCGAAAATCTGATCTCCGATGTTAGCAATAATCGGTCCTAAAATAGGTAAAATAGTTGCAATGATCCAGTTGATCACAGGTACCAGGAGTGTTTCCCATAATGCCTGTAAATTCTCAAAGATCTTGCCAATCAGTTCGATGACTCCGTTGAGTGCGGGTTGTATATGTTCTGCCCACACTGTGCTGAACTTATCCGCCAGATAATCCAGGACAGGAACAATGTATGTATTATATGCATCAAGGAAGGTACCTACGATATCTGAAATTCCCTGTGCAAGAGAATCCATGAAAGGTTTTACATATTGATCGTACGTTTCAGATATCTTTTCAAATGTATCTACAACCGCCTGGTGCAGGGTATTCAGAACTATTTCAATCGGAACCAGTGTATTTTCGATTGCTGTTTTTATCTTGTCTACATTCTGGGTAACAGGCAAGATAAAAATCTGTTCTATATCCCTTGTAAATTTCAAGAGTACCTCGCAAGCTCCAAGAACTCCATCGGCAAAAATTCCTATAATGTGTCCGGTAATGCTTTTAGCTGTTTCCCCGGAGAATACATCGAAAATGTCAGCCATAGCAACATAAAAATCACCTTCTAAATCTGCAATTTCTGCTCTGATATCGAAAATAGATGCCAGTTTTTCCTTAATGTAATCCTTGCTTCCTGTGAGATATTTATCAAATCCGCCAATCAGATTGTCAGCTATGGTTAATCCTATTCTTGCAAAGGAACCAACCATTTTCCCAAAGCATAATGCCAGGGAGTCTAAGAGATGATTTGCTGACTCTACAACAGTCGGATCTGTAAATATTTCCTTAAGTGTTTTTCCTATATTTTTAATACTGTCATTGATAGACTTTATTTTCTTCTGGGAATTCCCAAAGCCAATCTGGAATCCCTTTTTGAAGATATTAGCCAGTTCTTTACAGCGTTTCAGAAGTTTATCCAAACTCTTGTTGGTTTTATCAATAGTTGTATCGCCTTCTGCCAGTTTTCCAAAATCAACAGCATCTCCCAGATTGACTCCGGGATTTCCTGTGCCACCTGCTGTGCCAGAATCCGAATCAGATTCTGCATCAGATGGGCTATCTAGCTTTTGGATCTGGTCAAATCCCATCAGAGAGCGCATCTCTTTTGCTGCTTTTTTCGCAGCACTTCCGGCTTTCTTCGTAGAATCTGCCATGTTGTCGGCAGACTGGGAGGCATCTTCCATACCAGCTCCCGCATCAGCTGCCGCTGCGCCTGTTGATGCGATCTGGCTTGTTCCGGATGATTTATTGCCTGTTATCAGCTCCGTAAAGCTTTTGAATGCATTTGCCAGAGTTGCTAATTTCCCGATCAGAGTATTTACCGCTTTGATGATGGGCGTAAATAAATTGATCAGTCCCTGTCCAATCGTTGCTTTTAGAGAATCAAACTGCAGCTTCAGGATGCGGACCTGATTTGCCCAGCTTCCAGATGTCCTTGCGAAATCCCCGGAAGCTGCTGACAATTGCTTTTGCACAAATGAATACCGTAAAGCTACTTTCTCAGCTTCCGTCATCTGTGATGTGGTCTTGCCGAATCCGTTTGCCAACGCATAACTGTCAAGGGCTGTCTGAGTCATTACAACGCCCAGATCCTTTAAAGACTCTGTCTCACCTGTAAATACAGATTTAAGCTTTGTGTAAGCTTCATCCTGACTCAGATTATAGAACGAAGCTACATCTCCGGCTAATCCGGTCAGACTGGAACCCATATCGTAAGCCTGCTGTTCTGTGAATCCAAAAGCTTTCGCCATGGCTCCAAATGTACCAGTGTACTGTTTCGCCATAGTCTCTGAGAGACCGAAGCTTTGTGCCGCAGACTTTGCAAATTCATCAACCTTTGCAGTCATATGAGGAAACGTCACATCTACTACGTTCTGGACCTCTGCCAGATCAGAGCCTAATTCCAGGCACTGTTTGCCAAAATCAATTAATTTCTTGGTTCCGAAAGCTGCTGCCAGTGCAACACCTGCTTTTTTTGCCAGTTTGGTAATGCCGTTCATCTGCTGCTGGAACTGGTTCTGGTTTACTACAAGATCAAGTGCAATCTGTCCTATACTTGTTGCCATATGTAGTTTCAGTCACCTCCTAATCCAGCCATTCGTAAAAAGGCATTTTTAAATCCATCCATAGCGGTATCCATTTCCTGTTTTGATATGGATTCAGCCACTACCTTTGCATGTTTTTCTTTCCATTCATTTCTGATCCGATGCTGTTCCTTTGTAAAAGTCTTCAGAATTTCTTTATCATCCTCTGCACGTATTGCGATAATCCTTCCAAGCGCTGTTTTATTGTCAATTCCCACGAGCATCTGTTTAAACTCTGTCCATGACATTTTGTGTATTTCTCTCGACAGTCTCAGCCCATACTGTGACTGGAAGGAAGATACGATCAGATCATAATCTTCAATCAGGTCATAGTATGGGTCAGAGCTTCCCCCGCAGTTTCTTCCTCTCCTACAATAAGTTTCTGGGCTTCCATGACGATTGTCGTCAGATCATTAAAGCTGAGTTTCATTTTTTCAATCTTTTCCCGGCTCTCCTCCGGAAGCATTAAATTGTATAAATCCAGAATGTCTTTTGCTGTAGCATTTTCCGAGGTAAATTCTGAATATTTTCCCATGATCTTTAACATGGTTGCTGCATCTGCGTTTACTTCTAACTCCTCTTTGCCAATAATCAGGGATGGATTACCATCCAGTTCCAGTTTTTCTGTAATGTTTACTTTTTTCGCCATTATTCTTCTCCTTATACAGCAGGTGTTACAGTCGGTTTACCATTGCTGATCGCATCAAACTCTAATGCAGCTACATTTGTGGAATCCCCACCACCACAGTTCTTAACATCAAATACAGCGGCATCCCAGGATACTGTTGTTCCATCCGGGAACTCCCATTCAAAATATCCTTCTGCATCATGTCCGTTACTGAACTGTTTTCCTGCAATGTAGTCGTTTCCTGTGTCTCCAATGTTTCTCTTTCCACTGAGAGTGATGGTAACCGCCTTTGCAGTCATCAGGGCTCTCTGCCAGCCTTCCTGGTCCATAGGAGTCCAGGTTTCCACACCATTAGAAAACTCTACGGAAAATGTCTCCATATCTGCAATGGTTGTTGCTGATTCCTTTGCCTTTCCAACTTTGAACTTGTTGTCAAGAACCGGAAATACATTTGTTTTTCCTGCGAATTTCTGTAAATTCATCTGTAAAGCTTTACGTTTCATTCTGTTTTCCTTTCTTCTCATAAATAACAGCCATCTCTATTACCATTTCGTAAATTCCAGCATCAGTTGTCCCAACATTCTGGATCTCATAAAGTGGCTGTATAAATTTAATGGTTTCATCATTAACCGTTACATCCCTTGCCTGTCTGAGCGCCTCAAACAGTTCTATGGCTGTTTTTTCGGTATCCCCTGGAGATTTGTTCCAATGTATCAGCAAAGTTACATATTTCTGTCCGTATCCTTCCTGAGCGGGGCCTCCAAGTGCTATGTGCTGTGGATACTGATGCTTGCTGTTGTATACCCCAACGGATTTATCTTCCTTATCCGGAAGTTTCCCCATGTATACGTGTTCCGCCAATTCAAGGGAAGCTATATAGTCTCTCACGTCTGCTAATGTCATATTCCTGTCAGCCTCCTGTAGATTCGTTTAAATGCATTTGTACAGTAATCTGCCTCTCTTCCTCCCGGAATCCAGTCTTCATACCATTTTCCTTTTGCGTTCGGGTTTTCGTCTGTATGGAAATGATATTCCGGATGAAAATACAGCCTTCTGGCATATGGAGTTGATGATACTATGGATACTTTCCCCTGTTTGCTTTTGGAAGTATCCACGAACGTGCTTTCATTCTGCAGGTTTCCGGTATCTCTCGGGAAAACCTGAGCCTGTACCACTTCTGTGTGAAGCGCTTCTGCCGTCTGTTCCAGAGCTTTCACCTGCATCTCTGAGAGTTCTCGGATTTTAGGAAGATTCAATCTCACTGTTGAATTTACCCGGATCATATTAACTGAACCTCCGTATAATTTACTGAACCGTCAGAATTTCGTGCCTTTGTTCCCTGTTCGATCTGCCTTTTTACACCAAATATGACAGCCTCACCGCCGGATATGACCGGAAGTTCCGGGCATATATCCCCGCAAAACAAGGCTGTCCCTGTGATCCGGATCAGTTTCTTTTCAGTAGTCAACACTGTCCGGGCTTTATCCTGATAATTACATTTTCCTGAATACTGTATAGGTTCCAGCGGTTCTCCGTACTCATTTAAACCTTCTCTGTCAAACGACAGGCTGATATCTGTTTTACATAACCGTCTGGGTACCAGACATGGATATTTCATATGATCACCTCGCTAATTGGCAGCAAAGGCCGGTTTGACAGAGAAGTGTATAGTCGTCTCTCTTCATTGCAATGCCTTTTCCTGTAAATACATTCCATGAACTACTAAACTGGGCAGATACGCCGTTAATGCTGTAAGAGGACAGGACGCTGCTTATTTCGTCTGCATTCTCGTACTCAAATTCTGCCTGTCTGCATATAACTTCCCGGATAATTTCCTGTTGAAATTCCGTAAGATTTGAAAATCCCCGGCCTACAATCCTGTTGTAGGTCAGGGAATCTACATGTCTGCTTGCCTGCTTTAATGCTTTTTCTATTTCATCTTCAGGTATCAGAATTCCTTCATAGGTATCCAGATAATAGCTTTCTGTTGCATATGATTTATATCTCATATGACGCCCTCCGATCAGGCACCAACCTCTGTTGTGTCTACGTCAACATAGATACTGTCAATTTTGCCATCACGTCCATTCGGGAACACGAATACATCAGAAAAAGATCTGTTCTGATACAGGTATCCGTCTCCTTTGGTGTGTCCGCCTGGCTCAAAGTAATAAATACTGTTAATCTTTGGTACGGTTTTGCAGGTCTGGCCGCAGGCAACCAGCACATTGATCTTGTGTGCTCCTGTCACTCCGGATGCTTTTTTGAGTGGCTCAAATCCGCCGCCTTCCGGTTCCCAGTTGAATGCATCATAGAAGCGCTCATCATCAATAACTTCCATGATCGGCACGCCATCAATCTCAGTCACTCTGGTTTCAATTCCAAGACCACCTTCTGCAATCTGGGTCATTTCAATCTTTCTGGTGAACTCTGTAGACTGCTCCAGAGCATCCATAAGCTCGCTGCGAACATACATAAGCAGAGAACCATTTGCTTTGTATCTTCTGAGTTTTCCTTTTGCAAGGATATCTTTGAGCATACCGAAAACTTTTGCCTTTGTGTATGCGGATGTTGCTGTGGATCCATGATATTCTTCTGTCTTCTGAGCTTCCTGAGCCACCTTGGAGAAGAACAGTGCATCTGTTTCCGGAACTACCCATGTCTGTTCAAACACGCGGGAAATGTTCTGGATGGAAGCTGTAGCATTTGTCTCATCCACATCTGCTTTATCTACCATAAATTCAACATCACGGTCGTGTGTCAGTGTATATGGTACATCTTTCTGTTCATAAGAACCAACATTCCAGCCGCCTTTTCTATTGTGGTTCTTATATCCGGATGTGCTCATCTGGGTAAAATGGAATGTCTTGGCATCGAGCCATCTAACATTGCTGGTTACAAATGGAGATGTCAGGGTTCCCTGCATCAGGATTTCAAGGAGCTCCGGGCTCCACTGTTCTGCATAATTTAATGCCATAGTTTATACCTTCTTTCTTTTAATTCCAGCGATTCCAACGTTTTGTTGGTACTGCTGTCTGGTTTGTAGTTGTCTGAGAATGCTGTGCCGGATTGCCGCCAGTTCCTACCTGAGTAAAGCCGGTCTTTCCGTCAGCCTGTGGTTTCAAAGCCGGAACAGCTTCCAATACCGTATTAAGTGCTGTTTTCAGTGCTTCTTCGTTAATCTTCCCATCCTGTCCTGCTGCCTGACTAAGATCAGCCATTTTCAAGACGTATGGAATTGTCTTTGCATCAAGTCCCAGGGATACTGCCATCATTGTAGCTGCATTTTCAACCTTTGCGGCCTGCACTGCTGCCTGTGCTGCTGTCAACTGGTTCTGAGTCTCTGTGATCTGACTCTGCAGTCCTGCCACATCAGGAGTATTTGCCGCCTGTTGCTGTTTGAATGATGCAATTGCCTGGTCCACCTGCTCCTTTGAAAGCCCCTGCTGTTTAAAATAGCCTTTTAAAACAGATTCCTCTGTTACGCTCTGCTTTCCTGCGATCAGACTGGCCAGTTTATCATAATCAAACTGTGGTGTCTGTTGTGTTCCTGCTGGTGGTGTTCCGCCTTCCGCTCCTGAACCTCCTCCACCGTCACCAGTTCCGCCTTCTGCAAATGTCTGCAGGTTCATTGATAATTTGCATCTGAATCTCTTATACATTTTTACATGCTCCTTTACAGTTTTTTATGTGCTGTCTGCACGAATACAGTTTTACGTGTGTCTCACATGAACAGTTGTTAGCCCGGTGTCTCCGCGTAGTTTTAAGCCTTCGGGCATAAAAATAAGGCGTTTCACCCTACGCCTCAGCGGGAGATTCTGGATCACCGCCTTTCTGTTCTGGGATCTCTTTTGCTACTTTTAATGTTATAAGATATTTCCCTCTTTCTTTTGATACTGAATATTTGTCTCCGACCTTTCGAAGTTTCAGATTGTTTTCTTTATCGTAGAAATTATGGATAACTTCGATTTTCAT